CGATCAGGATTTTCTTTCATGGCTTCCGGCGAGACCGTTAACCAAGCAACAATATCTTCGGATGCTCGATTTGGTATACTGTCCAAATCTGGACCCGATGCAAAGAAAATGTTTACAGACAAAGTTGTACCAATATCGGTTAACTATCCATTCTTCTTTAAACCAATACAAGACGGGATGGACCGACCTAAAACAGAACTCGCATACAGAGTACCCGCTTCAAAATTTACAAGAAGGAAGCTCGATTCAAATGCCACACCAGAAGAAATCGTTGGTCTTGACACCACGGTCGACTGGAAAAACACGGGTGACAACTCGTACGATGGTGAAAAACTAAAGCTACTAATACACGATGAAAGCGGTAAATGGGAAAGACCCACAAACATACTTAATAACTGGCGAGTAACTAAAACTTGTTTAAGATTAGGTAGTAGAGTTATTGGTAAGTGTATGATGGGATCAACATCAAATGCTTTAGATAAAGGTGGTAAAAACTTTAAAAAATTATACGATAGTTCTGACGTAACAAATAGGAACAAGAACGGTCAAACTAAAAGCGGCTTATACAAGCTGTTTATACCGATGGAATGGAACTATGAAGGTTTCATCGATCAATATGGTTGGCCAGTGTTTGAAACACCGAAGAAAGAAGTTATAGGGCCTCAAGGTGATGTTATAGAAGAAGGCGTTATTAATCATTGGGAAAATGAAGTAGAGGGTTTAAAAGATGATGCGGATGCATTAAATGAATACTACCGTCAATTCCCAAGAACAGAACAACACGCATTCAGAGATGAATCAAAACAATCTATATTTAACTTAACAAAAATCTATCAACAGATAGATTATAACGAAGAGTTAAAAAACAGCACGATGGTTACACAAGGTAACTTTCAATGGAAGAACGGTATTAAAGACACAGAGGTTATGTTCTACCCTAATAAAGATGGTAGGTTTTACATAACTTGGGTGCCGAATCAAGAACAACAGAATCATATAATAATAAAGAATGGTATCAAGTACCCTGGAAACGAACATATTGGAGCTTTTGGCTGTGATAGCTACGATATCAGTGGTGTTGTGGGCGGTGGAGGTTCTAACGGAGCACTTCACGGATTAACTAAATTTTCAATGTCCGATGCACCACCTAATCATTTTTTCTTAGAGTATATTGCAAGGCCTTCAACAGCTGAGATGTTTTTTGAAGATGTATTGATGGCTATGGTTTTTTACGGTATGCCTATACTTGCAGAGAACAACAAACCGCGATTACTTTATTATATAAAAAGAAGAGGATATAGAGGCTTTAGCATCAACAGGCCAGACAGAACATATAATAAGTTATCGGTGTCAGAAAGAGAAGTAGGGGGAATACCTAATTCAAGTGAAGATATAAAGCAAGCGCACGCATCGGCTATTGAAACATACATAGAAGATTTTGTGGGGGAGAAGGTAGATGGCTATGGGGATGTTTATTTACAAAGAACATTACAAGATTGGGCTAAGTTTGATATAAACAATAGAACAAAACATGATGCTTCAATAAGCTCAGGCTTAGCTTTAATGGCTTGTAACAAACATAGGTATACACCTAAGTCTAATATAGAAAGAAAAGTTTATTCTTTAGGATTTAAAAAATACAATAACGAGGGAACTACTTCAAAAATAATATAATAAATGAATGTAAGTACAAATACTAATAGCCCATTTCCTGATCAGGTAGTCAGCGACGCTGAAAAAGCTACGATAGAGTATGGATTACAGGTTTCACGGGCTATTGAGCAGGAGTGGTTTAACTATGGCGGTGCCGGGTCGAACAGATATGCTGCTAACTGGAATAACTTTCATAACCTTAGGCTATATGCCAGAGGGGAACAAAGTGTACAAAAGTACAAAGATGAATTAGCTATTAATGGCGATTTGTCTTATCTTAATTTAGATTGGAAGCCAGTTCCGATACTTTCGAAGTTTTCAAACATTGTTGCTAATGGTATTACGCAGAAGCAATATGATATAACATCTTATGCTCAAGACCCTGAGTCTTTAAAGAAAAGAACAAATTACGCGGACAATATATTGTTTGACATGAATACCCGTGAAGAACGGGCTATGGCATCCGAATTAATAAACGTATCTTATAAAAAATCTCCTTTGCCTGAGGGATCTTTACCTGATTCATTAGAGGAAAGGGATTTGCACATGGAGTTAGCCTACAAGCCTGCAATAGAAATAGCAGAAGAAGAGGCTATTAACACAGTGCTAGCTACAAATGAATACCACTTGACTAGAGCTAGAGTTAATCAAGATCTAGTTAACATAGGAATAGGTATGACTAAAACGTCATTCAATCCAGCGGAAGGAATCGTCGTTGATTATGTAGACCCCGCTTATTGCGTATGGTCTTATACAGAAGATCCAAACTTTGGCGACATATATTATGTAGGCGAAGTTAAATCCATAACAATACCAGAACTTAAAAAAGAATTTCCTAATATATCTAATGAAGAACTAGAGCGTATACAGAAGTCTCCGGGTAATCGTAGATTAATAAGAGGATTTGAAAATTACGACTATAATACAGTACAGGTGTTGTACTTTGAGTACAAGACATATACAGATCAGGTATTTAAAATAAAAAGAACAGATAGCGGTTTAGAAAAAGCTATTGAAAAAACTGATCAGTTCAATCCTCCACCAAATGATAATTTTGATAGAGTATCAAGATCAATAGAGGTATTGTACGAAGGAGCCAAGGTAATTGGTACAGATTTAATGCTTAAGTGGGAGATGTCTGAAAATATGACTAGGCCATTAGCGGATACCACAAGAGTAGAAATGAGTTACTCTATAGCGGCACCTAGAATGTATAAAGGAGTAATACAATCGCTTATAAGCAAGTGTATTGGGTTTGCTGATGTTATACAGCTGACACATTTAAAAATACAGCAAGTACTATCCAGAATGGTTCCTGATGGTGTATTCCTGGACGTTGATGGATTAGCTGAGGTTGATCTAGGTAATGGTACAAATTATAATCCTCAGGAAGCATTGAATATGTATTTCCAAACAGGATCTGTTGTAGGTAGGTCAATGACGCAAGAAGGCGACATGAATAGAGGCAAGGTGCCTATACAAGAATTATCTAGCTCATCAGGGATAGGCAAGATACAATCGTTAATTACTGCATATAATTATAACATGCAAATGATTAGGGATGTAACTGGTTTAAACGAAGCACGTGATGGCAGTATGCCTGATGCTAATGCTTTAGTAGGACTGCAGAAGATGGCGGCTAATACATCTAATACTGCTACGAAGCACTTGCAGGATGCCAGTATACAATTAACATTAAGCACTTGCGAAAACATATCCTTAAAGATAAGCGACGTATTAAATTTCCCGCTTACTAAAAATTCTTTAATGAATAGTGTATCTACGTTTAATGTAGAAACATTGAAGGAGATTGAAAATCTCAACTTACACGACTTTGGTATATTTTTAGAAATGGAGCCAGACGACGAAGAAAGAGCTGAGTTACAAAAGAATATACAGATTGCTTTGCAAACAAAAGAGATTGATATCGAAGATTCAATAGACATTAACCAGATTAAAAATCTTAAGTTAGCAAACGAAATGTTAAAGCTTAAGCGTAAAAAGAAAAAAGAAAGAGAGCAGGCTTTAGTGCAGCAGAATATACAAGCGCAAGCGCAAGCAAATGCTGAGTCGGCTGAAAAAGCGGCAATGGCTGAGGTGCAAAAGCAACAAGCCTTAACAGCAGAAAAAGTTGCAATAGAACAAGCTAAATCAAACTTTGAGATGCAAAGAATGCAGACCGAAGCGCAGATTAAAAAGGAGCTAATGGCTACAGAGTTTCAGTATAACTTACAGTTAGCACAAATGAAAGCGCAGGAAACAAAAGCTAAAGATGCGCAAGTAGAAGATCGTAAAGATAAAAGAATAGAAAAAGAGGGCACACAGCAAAGTCAACTAATAGAACAGCGTCAAACTCAAGGTTTACCTAAGGATTTTGAATCAGCGGGTAACGACAATTTAGGAGGATTTGATTTATCGCAATTCAATCCTCAATAAGTACGTATTTAATAATTATATAATATCATATCATGAACGAAAAAACAGAAGGATCTTTCAAGATCAAATCTAAACCAAAGCTAACGGAAGAACAATTAGCTGCTAAAAATAAAGAGCCGCTGGTGGATGTTCCAAGCAATGTAACACGAGTAGTAATCCCTAAAGAAGAAAAAGATGAAGTACAAGAGCCAATCAGCAATGAAGAAACAACCGAAGAAACAGAGCCCATCATCAAAGAAATTACCGAAGAAGATGAGCCGCAAAAAGAAGTAGCTCAACCGGAATCTGTATTAGCACAACCTGAATTACCAGACAGCGTCAATAAGCTTGTTGACTTCATGCGTGAAACAGGGGGAACGATGCAAGATTACATTAGGTTAAACACCAATTACGACGATGTAGATCGCGATGTATTGGTTAAAGAATATTATAAAAGTACTAAGTCCCATTTAAGCGCAGAAGAAATCGATTTTATGATCGATGACAGTTTTGCATTTGATGAGGACGTAGATGAGGAGCGAGACATCCGAAGAAAAAAACTCGCGTATAAAGAAGAGGTTGCAAAAGCCCGTAAGTTTTTAAATGATACTAAAGATAAGTATTACGATGAGATCAAGTTGAACTCGCCTAGCTTATCCCCGGATCAACAAAAAGCATCGGACTTTTTTAATCGATATAAAGAGGACCAGGAAAGAAACGCCGCTAACCATGAAAAGTTTAAAGCCAATACTAACCAGTTACTTAATGAGCAATTCGAAGGTTTCGATTTCAACTTAGGTGATAAGAAGTTTAGATATGGCGTACAGAACGCTTCACAGGTAGCAGAAAAACAATCAGACATTAGCAATTTTATAGGGAAGTTCCTTGGCAAAGATGGTATGATTGAAGATACCGCAGGGTATCACAAAGCGTTGTATGCAGGTGCAAATGCTGATAAGATAGCAAATCACTTTTACGAACAAGGTAAGGCTGACGCAATTAGAGATGTTGTAAACAAATCTAATAATACGTCTAGCTCTGCTAGAAAAGCCGCCCCGACAGGCGCTGCTAAGTTTGGTGCATATACCGTAAAATCAGTTTCCGGAGCGGACTCATCAAAACTAAAAATTAAAAAATTTAAAAATTACTAAAAATGGCTTTAACACCACAATTTGGGAGCTTAGTCCCAACACAAGTACCACAATTACTTTCAACGAATTACCTACAGTGGGATAACAACGGAGGCGGAGCAGGCGTTCCTGAAAACTTTGCTGATTTTGCACAGCAATACCTACCAGAAATCTATGAAGCTGAGGTAGAGCGTTATGGAAACAGAACATTATCTGGATTCTTAAAAATGGTTGGCGCTGAAATGCCAATGACATCTGATCAAGTTATTTGGTCTGAACAAAATCGTTTACACATATCTTACGATGGGGTTTCTCAAGCTGATGGAGCTGGAACAACTTCTGTAATTACTATTCCAGTAGCGGACGGAGTGAGCAACGTAATATCTGTAAATGACACAGTTGTTGTATTAGACCCTGCGAATGGGTTAGAAGCTAAAGGTATTGTTACTGCATCTACTATTGGAGCAGCAGCGCCAGCTTTTACAATACAACCATTTGCTGGAACTAGCTTAACTACTCAAGGACTTAGCGCTACAGGCCTTAAGGTTTTTGTTTACGGTTCTGATTACGCTAAAGGTTCTGATGTTGTAGGAGCAAATGCTAGAACTAGCATTAACCCTGTATTAACACAGTACCATAACTCACCAATCATTATTAGAGATCAATATGTTGTATCTGGATCAGATACCGCGCAGATCGGATGGGTGAATGTAGCGACAGAAGACGGAACTGACGGATACCTATGGTACCTAAAAGCAGAATCTGAAACTCGTTTACGTTTCGAAGATTACTTAGAGATGGCAATGGTAGAAGGGGAGCTTAATGAAGTTGCAGCTACCAAATTTACAAACCCTGGAACACAAGGTTTATTTGCTGCTATTCAGGAAAGAGGTAACGTACAAACTGCGTTTACACCTAACTTAACTGAGTTTGACGCTATCCTTAAAAACCTTGATACTCAAGGAGCTATTGAAGAGAACATGCTATTCTTAAACAGAGAAACTGCTTTAGGATTTGATGATATGTTAGCTACGTTATCTTCTGGAGCAGAAGGTGGTACTGCTTACGGTTTATTTGAAAACTCTGCAGAAATGGCGCTTAACTTAGGATTTAGTGGATTCCGTAGAGGATCTTACGATTTCTATAAGACTGACTGGAAATACTTAAACGACGCATCTACTCGTGGAGCAATCAACGGTACGAATTCAATCGAAGGAGTATTAGTACCAGCTGGTACATCAACTGTTTACGATCAAGTATTGGGAACTAACATCAGACGTCCATTCTTGCACGTACGATACAGAGCTTCTCAGACTGATGACCGTAGAATGAAATCTTGGTTAACAGGATCTGTTGGTGGAGCAAGCAATTCAACTCTTGATGCAATGGAAGTAAACTTCCTATCTGAAAGATGTTTGATTACTCAAGCTGCTAATAACTTTGTATTATTCAAAGGAGCATAATAGCTCAAAGGTAATTCTTACCCCTGTCTTATGGATGGGGGTAACTATTACTCTTATTAATTATTAAATTATATTATATCATGGCAAATAAAAAACCAGTGGCTAAGAAAGCCGAAAAAGTAGAAAAAGCTGTAGAAGAAATCGCAGCACCCGTACAGGAAAAAGTGGTAGAACAAAAACCCGCTAAACCAGAATGGGAAATAAAAGATAGGATATATTACCTTAAGGGTAGACACAATCCTCTCACATTAACTATACCAGGTAAACACACTCGAAAGCATTCACTATTATATTTTGATGCAAAAAAGGGTACCCAAAAAGAACTTAGGTATGCTACTAATCACGATTCACCTTTTAAAGAAGAGCAAAAGGGAGAAGCAACGCTTGGGCATATACAGTTTCGAAACGGGGACTTACGAGTACCTAAGGAAAAACAAAACTTACAGAAGTTACTTTCATTATATCACCCTTTAAAAGGAAAAGTGTACGAAGAATACGATCCAGTAGAGGAAGCATTTGATGATTTAGAATTATTGGATTTACAAACTGATGCGGCTGTATTCGCAAGAGAGATGGATATAGACGATGCAGAAGCAATTTTGCGTGTTGAAATGGGATCCGCAGTAAATCAATTATCTTCTAAAGAAATTAAAAGAGATTTAAGATTGTTCGCGAGAAGCAACCCAGAATTGTTTTTAGAATTAGCGCAGGATGAAAACGTAGGCCTCAGAAATACAGCTATAAAAGCTACTGAAGCAAACATCATTACATTGTCGCAAGATCAAAGAACATTTTCTTGGACTTCCAACGGGCGAAAGCTAATGAATGTACCATTTGATGAAAATCCATACTCAGCAATGGCGGCTTATTTTAAGACCGATGAGGGTGGAGAAGTATTTAGATCTATAGAAAAGAAAATTAATTAGTAGTTTATTAAAAAACTAGGTGATTATATTATAGATGGTCAATTAATTTTAGCCGGCTTCATCACTGGGGCCGGTTAATATTTATAATAAAAAGAAATAAAATGGCAGTAAATGTAGATATAGTTTATAAAACCGTATTACTTATTCTGAATAAAGAACAGAGAGGTAATTTAACTCCGGATGAGTTCAACAAGGTTGCTACGCAAGTACAGTTGGAAATATTCGAGAGCTACTTTGATACGCTTAATCAACAATTACGTAGGCCAGATAATGATACAGAGTATGGAGATCGCATTAAAAATGTAGATAATAACATAGCTGTATTCAAAACATACGGTGATGCAACTTACGTATCAGCAGGTGGGTATTTTACTTTGCCAACAACTTCAGGAGCAGGCATAGCCACTCAATCAATTTTAGGAAACGGAACTTCTATATCGTTTCCATTTACATCGATAACATCTTCGCAATTACAAACTAGCGTAATTGCAGTTACAATAAATGGTGTATCCACTACAGCTTTCACAATCAGTGGAGCAAATATTATATTTGACTCTATACCAGCTTTAAATGATCAAATAGTCGTTACAGCGACTTCAGAAGACTTTTATAAGCTAGGTACAGTTATATATAAAGATTCAACAGAAGCGCAGCTATCGCAGCGAAACGAGCTTCTATACTTAAACAGCAATCCTTTAGTAGCACCAACAAAAACATATCCCATATATTTATATGAGGACAGTAAATTATACTTATATCCTAAAACAATTACATCGGATGTGAGTGTAAGCTATTTAAGAAAACCAGTAGATGTAATATGGAACTTTACAATTCCATCTGGACAAAACTATTACCAGTACAATGCTACCAATTCCGTTGACTTTGAACTATCAAAAACGGAACAAGCCAATATTATATTAAAAATATTGCTTTATTCAGGAGTTGTAATACGAGATCCTTCGATAATAAACGTAGCCGCACAGCAAGTGCAACAAGAAAATCAACGCTCAATAATGTAAGATATGCCGATACCTAATGGCGGTTTAATAACCGAAACTAACGAACAATACTACGCTGGAGCACAGCGATTTTTACTAGGAGCAGAATCTAAAGTAACAACTACATTTAATACAGATTTAGTTTTTGGCTCTTACGATCCCTCAGATCCTAACTATGCGTTGAATAATTTTAAAGTTTACGTAAGTGCTGATGGATTACCAGGTAATTATGATGAATTTACGGATTCGTATACTGTAACGGGTAATACCATAGAATTTACAGGGGGTACCGCACCTGGAGCCGGAAAATACATAGCTGTACAATTAAAAATGTTGAGTGGCGGCGGTTTTGGTACAGAGGATGCTTACGGGGACACAGTGCAGCAAAATTATGGGGGCTACTCTTATACCTCTTTAAATGATGTTATTAACGGATTTATTGCAACGTATGTAGGTGAGCATAAATTAATAGGTGACGTAAAAAGGACCGATGTTATATTCCACGCTAAAAGAGGATTACAAGAGTTTAGCTATGATACATTGAAGAGCGTTAAATCTCAAGAGCTTACAATACCACCTAGCTTAAGTGTTATAATACCGCAAGACTACGTTAACTACACAGCTATATCTTATATAGACCAACTAGGTGTAAAACACCCAATATATCCTGCAAACAATTTAACAACCAGTCCTTACGAAGTGCCTGTTCAAGATGCCCAAGGGCAACCAACAATGGATGACATTGGAGATAATTTAGAAGGTACATCAATAACAAACGAAAGATGGGCTACGGCTAATGATAGATTGCTTAATGGTAACATAAGCGCTTACGATTATTGGGCATACGATAATTATTTAACTGGTAACCCTTTTTATGGGCAAAGATACGGCAACGATCCGCAAAACGCCCAAAGAAATGGCTGGTTTAATATGAATGAAAGAGATGGGGTTATAGCTTTTTCTTCTAATTTAAAAGACAGATTAATAGTACTTGAGTACATATCTGATGGACTAGCTTATGATTTGGATTCTAGGATACCTAAGATGGCCGAGGATGCATTATATGCTCACATACTATATTCTATACTAGCGAGCAGAATAAATCAACCAGAGTACGTTATACAGCGTTTAAAACGAGACAGAGCAGCTAAGCTAAGAAATGCTAAAATAAGATTGTCTAACATTAAATTGAACGAAATAGTTCAAGTGATGAGAGGCAAGTCTAAATGGATTAAATCATAATTAAATGGCGCAAGAAATTAAAAACACATTTCTAAAATCCAAGATGAATAAAGATCTTGATGATAGAATATTGCCTAACGGCGAATATAGAGATGCTCGGAATATATCAGTTGGTAGATCCGAAGATAACGATGTAGGCGCCTTAGAAAATATAATTGGTAACGATTTAGTTGCTGGCACAGATATTGGCAATGGCTTAACCATTATAGGTATTCATGCAGAAAGCGCTATAGATACCTTGTTTGTGTTTTTAACTGATTACACTGATGCAAATCCTACTAATCCGACTAACGCTCCCGCATCTTCAAAGCATTATATTTACTCATATAACAATAAAAGTGGCCAATACATAAGACTGGTTCAAGGAGAGTTTTTAAATTTTTCAAAAACTAATAGAATTGTAGGCATAAACTTGCTTGAAAATTTACTTTTTTGGACTGATAACAGGAATCAACCTAGAAAAATAAATATTGAGCTAGCAAAATCAGCTGGGCTTTTCACAACAGCGGGAGCTACTAATTACTACACGCAGGAACATCAAATATCTGTTGCTAAATATAATCCATATCAAGTTATTCAATTGTACAATAGAGCTGATTTGCAAGTTTTACCAGGTGCAACTACAACTTCTTTTGAAATAGATGGGCATAGAAGAGCTGAATTAGTCAACCTTATAGGAGCGACAGTGGTTTGTTCTGAAACCTTGCCTTCTACTCAAGGCTCCGATTATGTAAAAGTAGTTACCATATTTGATTCTTTTACTACTCCTAACAAAACTACAATAACTGTTTCGCCGGCATTACAGGCAGCTCCAGCCCCAAATGATTTTGTTTCTCTTATCGGGTCTACCATGAGCAACAAAAACAATGATAGCACATGGCCTGGAGATCCAGATTACTTGGAAGATAAGTTTGTAAGATTTAGTTATAGATTCAAGTTTGATGATAATGAGTATTCTATAATGGCCCCATTTACTCAAATAGCCTACATACCAAAACAAAACGGATTTTTTGTTTATGGTGACGAAGATGCCGCTTATAGATCTACTATTGTAGATTTTATGGAAAATAAAGTTCAAGATGTAGGCTTAGTAATACCACTACCTACTTCGGCTAATAGACTTATAAGGGATTATAAAATTACCGAGCTGGAAATACTTTTTAGAGAAAGTGATGGAATAGCAGCCAAGGTTTTAACTACAATTGATTCAGGTACAATATCCGGAGAAAGCGGCTCTGATAATGTATATACGTACGAGTACCAATCTAGAAAACCTTATAGAACTCTTCCCGAAGCACAAACAGTAAGGGTATATGATAAAGTTCCTGTTAGGGCTTTTGCTCAAGAGATAGCGGGAAATAGAATAATATACGGCAATTATGCCGACAAGCATACCCCGCCTGTATCTATAGATTATAACTGCAGGATAGAAAAAAAATCATCTACAGGGGCTTTTAATAATTGGATAGAATATCCTAATCACTCTGTAAAAAGAAACAGAAATTATCAAATAGGTTTTGTTTTGTCTGATAAATTTGGCAGAAAATCCCCTGTTTTATTATCTTCCGTGGACGCAGGTATAGAGGAGAACGGTCTTTTTTATGCCGGCTCTACTATATATTCACCCTACGATGCAGAAAGTACCGATACTAATGTTGCCTCGTGGTTTGGCGATGTTATTCAAGTATTAGTAAACCAGCCAATAGAATCAGAAATAAATTTATCTTCCGGAACACCGGGGCTTTACGCTATAAAAAATAAGTACTCTCCAAATACAGGTGAGGGGTTTGCAATTACAGATGGCTTTGCTGCCGCAGGCGTTTCACCAATAACGGATACTACATGGACATTTACTTTGGACGTAGCTAACTATCCTAATAACGGTAATGCTCCACAGGAGGGTAACTCGCTTAGAGGAGCTTATGAGGATTTTGTTAAAGTTACTAATGTAACCGGGCCCTCACCTACTAATGAATACGTTGTAACGACCACGGGAAGAATAAGCGATGTTTATTTAAGAACTATAGATTTAGCCCCTAATACACCTGATTTAAAATTTGCGTATCTTATAAATGATTTAGGATGGTACAGCTACCAGATTGTAGTTAAACAAACCGAGCAGGATTACTATAACGTATATTTGCCTGGTATATTAAATGGTTATCCAGGCCAGAACGGAGATGGAGAAGATAACGGGCCTTTTCCAGACAACGAGTTAAACCTGACTGCTCATACAGTACTTATAAACGACAATATAAATAAAGTACCTAGGGATTTATCAGAGGTAGGCGAGCAAGATAAGCAATTTAGAAGCTCGGTAGAGCTTTACGGTAGAGTTACTAATATAATGAACACCACCACAGCAAATAACATTCTCGACCCAGGAAATAAACAATACTACCCAAGATTAGGATACACTGGAAAAAATGCAATTAAGCATACCGCCACCACGATAGCTACAGCTAGAGAGCTGGACATGGCTTACACCGAGCTTTCTAAATCTGCTGGTCAGCACTCAGGTGGGCGTGATGGTAATCTGGTTTTTTATCAAATAGATAGCAACCCCTTGATAGCTAGAATAGCTACAAACGAAAAAGCTATTGGGTGGGACGCAGAAAGAGATCCTAACCCGGAGTCAGTAATAGGCGGTTACGATTGGAATATGCAACCTTATTTAGCTATATATGAAACAGCTTCCGTAGAGTCTTTGATAGATATTTATTGGGAAACATCGTCGGAAGGTTTGATAGTAGATTTAAACGCAGCGGTTGCAGCAAGCAATACAGGTGTAACAGGATTTCAAAATCTTACATGGGATTTTAAAGAAGACATTGCCTCAAATACATCCGTTACAGGGTGGTTTACCCCTATTGATAACCAAGGCTTGCCGTTTACAACAAGAACACGAGGGCAACTTATTTCTGTTACTAATGGATTAAATGCCCCTTCAGAAGCTTTTGAACTAGAAGAGGGGGCTGTTGGAACAGCAAATGAGGGTAAATTTAGAATAAACTACGTTGGCGAAGGTATTGTTTTCGTACAAGGCAGTAATATCACTGATGTATATTCATTCTTAATAGAATGCACGACTGCCAATGGAAATGGCATTGTGAGCGAAGTACCATTGCAGGGTGTACCAGGCGGGTTTGGAGCTTTGCTAAACCTTCAACCTGAATTTGCTCAAGTAAGCCCTATAGTTAGTACGCCTACTACAAGAGTATTAATAAGTAAAAACGATTGGGAAGCAACTAACTTTTTCAATGGAAGTATTGTGCCGTCCGAAGACGACTCTACCGGGCTAACAAAGAAAAGTCAATTAGAATTTTCATTTGAAGGTATTGGAGCTACAACAGAAATACCTGACAACTGGGAAATGAACCCCGTAACAGGTGAATTAACGCAGAGAGCAAATTTAGGTGGCCCGGATAGTTTCACGGGAAACCCTCTTGGAAATTACAGTATACGAGTAAAATTAACCGATGCGAATGGCGATGCCTCAGCCCCAACACTTGATCCAGACGGTTACGAGCCGTTAGGTGTTACTCAAGATATAAACATAAGAATGGAGCCGTCTAGGGTTAATGCCGGAGCTAAAACCGAAAGCAATATGTGCGTGCTCACGCCTCCTCCTATAACGGGCGTTCCTACAGTAACAGCTGATGGAGTATTTGGTCAATGGGAATTAACTAGATCAGTGGGTTGCGTTTATTATATAAGCGACAGGAACTTAAATCCCGGAGGAAATGGCGACAATAGCGCATTTTTTCCTAATAAAGGGCTAGGGGAAGCCGCAGGAAGTGGTAATGCTTATTACTACAGAATAGGTGATGAGGACCATAAAAGCGGTACAATTTCATTTACTGTAAATACATATTGTCCTTACAACGCAACGGGCTTAAACGACCTTAGTATTTTTAAAATGCCATGGGCCCAGTTCTATTACAGAATACCCACTTCTGAAAATGAAAATCCAGAATGGATACCACTGCCTCGATCGGCAGAAATGAATCAAGTAGGTCATACAGAAAGTGGGTACAGCTCTCAAAATGAATTAGCTGCGCCAATTGGAAGAAACCCATACAATGCCGATGCTTTATTTAATGACCAAATAGACAATGACCCCACTAGTAACAGATTTGTTATAGGCAACTACCGCAAGCAAAATCCTAGTCCTGATCCACCTTTTTTTTTAGAATACGAAGGAGTGCAAAGATTAATAAGCGACAGGGGACCAGACCCGGTATGGGTTCAAACAGTAAGGGCATTTAATTTTGATGAATTGTTTACGCCTGAATTTGTAGGAGTAGGTGCCCCTACCGGAATTGAGTATGCAATATCAGTTCAAGATCAAGTACAGTTCCAGGGGTTAGCTAACGATATAGTAAGATCATGGGTAATTGCGGATGATCTTAATTATCCAAGATGTGCACCTTGGCAAGGGGTTAATGCTGTTACTGCTAACGGGGGGGAAGGATCTTTATTTAGATATACTAAATCACCCGGTAGTAATAATTCAATAGGATTTGCAACTACTAGCCAAGAAATTTGGGGTAGAAGTCCTTACGGGGATTATCTTAACGAGTTATATACAGGGGAAACTAATTACGTAGCATTTATACCTAATTTAGGAGAAGAATATATTAATTTAAGAATAGATCGGAATTTATCTACCGCCCTTGCATCGTGGACTAATCTTCCTTTTACCAACTTTGCTGGTCAAGGAAATGACGCTACTGACGAAAATTTACAGTTTGTAGTTGGATTTAGCTCTATTAACGGCAAAAAAATATTAAACAGCAATACAACTAGCGGCGTTGGTGCTAAAAGAGTATTTTTTAATACTGGAGCTATTACCTCAATGGGTACCAATAGAATATCTAAAAATTAAAATTAATGGCAGCACTAATAGAACTAAAATATTTTAATACCTTTTGGTTAAAAAAAATCAAAAAGATTACAGATGTTGAGCCCGGTAGAGTAGCCCAAGCAAATTCATTTAATGTAGCTACCAGAAACCTTAATATGAACACCAGCCAGTCCGAAACGCAAATGAATGTGGGGCAGGAGGTAACTATTAATTGGTTAGACGGGCTTACGCCAGTTACATACATAACTTACATAGTAGAACGTGTTGATGATCAAAATTTTATATTAGCAGATGATCCGCCTTCAACACCAGTGTTGCCAGCTGATATTGAGGTTGGAAAAATTGTTAATTTTGACAATATACCTCAGGGTTATTCAAGCAGCGCTTCGGATGCGGACGACGATTGGCTAATTGAAGAATCACGAATACGAGGCGGTTACAACAACACTTCTGTGGATTTTGGAGTAAAAGCTTACTTAGTTGAAGATGAACCTAAGCAATCTAATAAGTTTAGTTCTTTAATTCATTCAGGCATATTTAATTCTAGAACAGGCGTTAATCAAACTAATCAATTTTCAGTTGCAGAAGATATAACAAGAACAATTGACCCAGCTAATGGTTCTATACAAAAATTACACGCAGAAGACACTAACTTAATTATATTTCAAGAAAGTAAAGTAAGCAAGTCTTTAATAGACAAGGACGCAATATACTCAGCTGAGGGTAATGCTAGCGTTACTAGCCGTAATTTGGTTATAGGGCAAAATGTAGCTTATGCTGGAGAGTACGGTATAAGTACAGACCCAGAATCTTTTGCGGTTAATGGATATAGAAAATACTTTACGGATAGAGATCAAAACGTTGTTTGTAGATTATCAATGGACGGTATAACTGTAATATCTAGTTACGGTATGACAGACTTTTTTAGAGACAAGCTTTCTACCGCAACAGGCGATATAATAGGTGGATGGGACGCGCATAATAAACAGTATGTGCTAACAATACCGCAGCCCGAAGTGATTGGTGGCCCGGAAAATTATGAAACCTTAGCATTTGACGAAACGTCAAAAGGATGGGTAAGTTTATTTGATTACAAGCCTAATCAAATAATTAGTTTAAACAATAGTTATTTCACTACAAAAAATGGTAAAATATATCAGCATTATACGCTAGCACCAAACACACAAGCAAGAGGTGTATTCTACGGAGAACAAAAGGAATCAAGTGTAACATTTGTATTCAACGGGGCTCCATCAATGATAAAAAACTTCCAAACTATAAACTATGAAGGAGACACTGGGTGGCGTATGACGTCTTTTAAAACTAATACAGATAACGCACTGCCTATATCGCAAGCAACATTTGTTACCACATTAGAACAAATGCAAAATGCATTATTAGTAAACAATTTTAAATTAAAAGAGGATAAGTATTATGCGGATATCACAAATAATACATCGTCACAAAACGGAGAGGTTGTATTTGGTAGGTCTTCATCAGGAGTAAAAGGATTCTTCGGAGAAGCGACTATGACAGTAGATAACTCTGTAGGCAAAAAAGAATTGTTTGCCGTAAGCACAGGATTTGTAAAATCATCATAATTAAATTAAATGAATAAAGAATTATCAACAAACTTTATAGAACAACTAGAAACATTGCAGAATGTTTTCATAGAAAACAACGATATCGAGGGAATATATGGAGACGGGAAGTCATTAGTTAACGTGCCCGATGTATGCCCTATAACGCATAATTTTACAGACGGATTATATATGCGACAAATGAAATTAAAAGCGAACGATCTTGTTATAAGCGCAATGCATCATACAAATCACTTTTGGTTTTTACTTTCTGGTAAAGTTATAGTTGAGGCTGATGACGAAGTGGTCGAGCATATTGCTCCATGTTGGTCCTACTCAATTAAAGGCACTAAAAGATTAATAAGATGCATTGAAGATTGCGTGTGGATTAATATAATAGCTAATCCATCAGATACTAAAAATATAGACGAAATAGATAACAACTTTTTCTCAATAACTCTTGAGGAATACAATAAAAAAGAAAAATTATGGCATCAGTAGCAATAATAGCGGCAGGCATAGGGGCTGTAGGAAGCGTCGTAGGCGGTATTATGGGTAAAAAAGCAGCGAAAAAAGCGGCAAGAGCAGCTGCAGCCGAAAAAGCAAGAATCACCCGGGAAATGAATATATTTGAACAGAACAGGCAAGAGGTTACAAACCCTTATACTTCTAACGTAGCAATGATCGAGGAAATGCGTGAAGGTCTTTCCAACCCGTTTGCTAGTCTAGGCGTTGCTACAAGCGCTGCGGAGATCCAGATGGAGCAAACAGATATTGCTTTAGCAAATACATTAGATACGTTACAAGCAACAGGTGCGAGTGCCGGAGGAGCTACAGCGTTAGCTCAAGCAGCTAAGCAAAGTAAGAAGGAAGTTTCAGCCAACATAGAACAACAAGAAGCGCAGAACGAAAAGCTAAGGGCTCAAGGGGAACAAGCTTTACAAGCAAAAGAAATGCAGCTTACGCAGATGGAACTAAGTGAGGAAGCTAGGGTTCAAACCGGGGACATGTTTGCCTTCCAACAACAAGAAAATAGGGATATGGCTACATTAGACAGAATGCAATCGGGTATCGATCAGGCTAACGTAAATTCAGCTAATGCGAGAGCTGCGGATGCCGCCGCTACTTCCGGCATGATTAGCGGGATCACTAGCTCGGTAGGTAGTTTACTAGGCTCTGGCGCATTAAAAAAAAACTAACGATTGATACTGACTATGTTCCAGATTTTAATTTTGACAATGCTTCCATCGATAACCCCGAAGCTTAATAAAAAACATTAATAATGAGTTATAGAAATCCAAAAATAGTAAACGATAGATCCGCAGAAATACTAGCTAAAGGTATATCTCAGGGTGTGCAAAATATATCTAAAGGTATTGAAGCGTTTGGTGCCGAACAAAGAAGAAACGAAATACTCCAGAAAAAAGAAAAACAAAATCTTATTAAGCTTCAAAATGAACATTCACAAAGTTCCGCTGTTTTTAATGCCGGGCTAGAAGGTATGTCTGCCTCTATGAAGGCTGCTATGATCGAGGCAAATGAAGCAAATCTTAATAGAATTGACGAAATAAAAAGGGAGCAGCAGCGGGGTAATACCGATCCAAAATTATCAGCGGAGCTAGGTAGATTAAAAACACAGATAGGTTCTGATGTAGAGTTTGGTAAAACAGTAATAGGCACTACTACCCTCTTGAAAGAAAATAGAGAAAAATATGAGAAGATAGGAAAAACCGTGTTTTACAAAGAAGAGTTAATACCTGTTTTGGATGAATATGGTGAACAAAAAATTGATCCTAATACTAACAAACCTATAACCGAGTACTCAACGGCAAGATCTGTGGCTATAGTAGATGGATTTGGCGGAGATCCTGCTTATAGAGCAGACGTATATAGAAAAAAAGGTGTGTTAATGGCGCGATCTACACTTATAGGAAGTAAACCTCCAAAAGTATACGAAATACCTGCATCGGAATTTAAAACTATTGCAGATGATTTCATGATAGAGCTACCAAACTCTGCGGAAGCCGTGCGTAAAAGCATATTAGCTAACATGTTCGATGGAGGTGATTTAACAGGTTCAGCTTTGTCAAATGCAAAAAAATCTAATACCACCGACATAGCGGCTGACGGGGACCAAATATTCTATAATGTTCAAACCCTTGATCCTGCATATATAGAGCAGGAGAAGAGTGCAGCTTATCAAAGCTCCGTAGCTGCCATAGAGGGTACATACGGAAATAGACAAGCACAACAAATACAATTAGTTAATTATGGAATAGATCCAAAAAAATATAATGATCTTGTAGATAAAGAAAAAGATGAACCAGGGGTTGCAAATGAAAAACAAAAAGAATTAATAAAAGAAAGAAGTAACCAAAACTTCGATGCGGCATTAGAACAAGAAGGCATAGTTATAAAGAAGACCTCAACAACAACAGGAGAAGGCGAAGACGCTGTTACTACCACTACTTCATCGTACGAAAAAAGAACAAAAGATCCTACAAAAAGCTTAAATTTAACAGAAGCTCAAAAGAAAATAAATGTTAGCAACGCTGAATTTAACAAAAGTCTTAATGATAGTATCACACCTTATAGTGCTGAAACAGGTGTATCACGACAGGAAAATGCCGCAACTGCTTTAAATAATTTATTTGAAATTTCCGGGGCTGCAAGCGAAGGTAAAAAAATAGATATTATGGCGGGTAAAAAAACTTACAGGGAGGTTAAGTTTAAAACAAATAGCAGTGGGCAGTTAGTTCTTAATTACAAAACAGGATCAACGCCAGGAGAAGAAACTACTAAAGGCAAAGGGGATGATTCTAGGTCAAAAACATTAGTAATAAAGGATATTGGAAGATTAAAAAACTTGCTAGAAAATAATTTTAAAATGTCAGAATATCAATTGAAGTCAGCCCTTATCAAGTTCAAAAACGAATTAAAGATGGATGATTCTTTTTTTACGTCTAGCTCTAATAACTAATAAAATTAAATACACATGTACAAATACCTAATAAACGGAAAAGAAGTCATTTTTAGAAACGATACCGACCTTTTAGCAGGCTTACACGAAGCTGAAATGATGGGTTATTCAATAGAGGATATCACCGACAAAAAGGAAAAGCCTAAGAAAAAAGAAGAGGACAGCACAGAGGTCAGCAAAGCTCCTGCGGGAAAGTCCATGATTGAAAAAATAGATTCTCCAAATTTTGCGGAAGACCTTGCGGTGAGTGCAAGCGAAGGGTCAGATGCGTTAGCACAAGAAGGTACGGAATTGCCTTCGGAAGATACTTCTTTGGAATTACCTCCGGTAACAATTGATGATATAGATGCTTTTTATGCAGAGGATCAACAAATTGATTTACCTACATTGACATCTGTTTTAGAAGGCGACGAGAATAGAATAAAAGAATTTATGCAGATTCTAGCGAGAACTCCAAACATGAGTATGTCTAGCAAACAGATTGGAGCAGACGCTAATAATCCATACGCGGGAACCGTGGGCACACTTTCGTATACTAACCCAGATACAGGCAAAATAGAAGCTTCATTTGATTTAAGAATAGATGGGGCAGATCTTAGGGAAAATGAAATTTTAGCTAAAAGCAGTAAATTTAATAAATTTATTAACAGATATGTGTCTAAAGATGCCTTAGCAAATATAGGCGCTCAAGCTGCCGAAATAAACAAGAAAAAAGGGGTAGTTACAAAGGATGAGGCTATAGCCTCTTTAGGGGTTAACAGAGAAAACTTTTTTACGGCAACAGAGGAAGTAATTGAGGATATATACGCAGGTGTTGATACAAGGCCTGGTATGCAAAACCTTTTTGATAGTAGGATAAAAGAGCAGCTAAAATATGATAAAGAAATAGCAGAAACAATAAAAACTTTATCAGAAGAAAATCCTAAAAAAACACAAGAGGAATTAACTAAACAAGCTAGGGATATTGTATGGGGTAGGACTGTAGAGACAGAAAGACTTAGGCTTTTACAGAATAAAGTAGACGATTATTTATCTGCAAACGAGCAGGACAGAGGCCTATATAATTTAGGTACTGCGGTAACAAAAACAAAAGTTTTAAAAGAAAGAGAAAAGCAGAAAATAATACTTGAGGACAACATTCAAAACTCAGAATCCTTACAAAAGTCATTAAATATAGCTGCAAAATATGTAAGCGGGGATGTAAACAATGCTGTTTTAAATGTCCAGGGTAAAAAAATAAATTTAGGAGATTTATCTGATGGATCAGATATATTACAATTTAAAAATGGTGTTAGAATTACTCAAAACCAAGTAAATTTATTAGAGCAAGCGGAAGCAGATTTAACAGTGTCTCTCGAGAGCTTTAATCCAAAGCTAGAGGAATTACAGGACATAGACAAAAAGTTAGGCGATTTAGGTGTGCAATTAAAAGCGGCTGGATTAAATTTTAGTATATTAGACAAATCTGCTAGTACGTTGTTTACAGGGCTTGGAAGTATCGGTACGAGCTTAGGGATGTTTGGTGCTAAAACAATCAATATAGGGCTTAGGGGGAGTATGGGTTTTTCAGCCTATAACCCTAGCGTAAAGCAGGTGTTTGACGATGTAGACGAATCACTCGATGAATTAGGATCTGATTATTCTGAGTACAAAGAATCAATACGAAGTTCTTATACGAGGGATTACAGTGTAAAAGAAGGTTTCAGTAGTTTAAGAGGATTTGGTAGATTCGCAGCTCAAGAAATATCTACACAAGCACCGGTGCTAATCGCTATGGCCGCTTCTGGAGGTACTTTAGCGCCGTATGTAGTAGGAGCGTGGACAGCAGGAGAAAAAATGATGGATTTAGCTTATGAAAACACTCTTATGACAGAGGATTACAAGGCTAAATATGCAGATAAAATAAATGCTGCTACCGGAGAAGAAAAAGATAGGCTAAAGCAAGAGCTTGCAGATAAAATAAGGCAAGACAAAGTTGGTGCTTTTGATATGTATGCTAGAGGTATTGGTGTAGGTTTAGCTAACGGCGTATTTACAGCTTTAACTACAAACCCTATATTGCAAAGAGGTATAAAAATGTACAAGACCAACGGGCTTGGTAAAGAGTTTCTTTTAAACACAAAAGAATACTGGAAAATGAATTGGAAACGAAATCTTGTTTATGATAATGCCTTAGAAGTTTCCGGCGAGCTAGCTACTAATGTCTTTGAAAATTTAATTGACGGCAGACCTATTTTTGAAAATGCTGATCATGTAGCAATAAGCAGTATAGGGTTTTCATTTGCTTTTTCAGGATTACCTTTTTTACAGGGAGCCGGAGTACGGGCTTTATCTTCTACGAAAACAACAAGAGAAATAGATGCGCGACAACAAAAAATTTTTAAAAAAACAGCGGCATACCGAAAAATAAAAGATAAAAGAACTAAAATAGCTAAAGATCTTAAAGCTGAATTAGCTGAGTTAACTACTGCTCAAGCCGAAGCTGTAGAAAAATCTATTGACCAAGCAGCTAATGGTATTGATTCTTTTGGATCCGAAATGGGACTAAAAATTACAAGTCTTATAAATGAGGCAAAGAGAAAAGCTAAGGATATAGTCAATAATAAAAGCTTAAATTACACAGAAAAGCAAGAAATGCTTAAGGACCTAGAGGCTAAATTTGATTTAGCGGTGCAAGCAAGAGAAAACTTTTTAGACATAGCGGCTTATGGTGACAACTTTGCGTTACTTAAATCCGGGGATAACAATAAATATAATTCCCTTATAGAGCAAGCTCAAAAAGAACTGGGTACTAATGACATAAATAAAAAAGTTGAGCAACGAGCTTCTGACATATTTAGAGCCGAACAAATCACGGAAAAATTTGAAAAAAATAATAAAAATAATAAAAACGCCGTATTAGTAGCCACCCAAAAAGAAGCTACCGATGCTATTAATGCGTTAGACGCCCCTGCAAAAAACAAAACCGATGCCATATCTAACATAAAAAACGGCGGAGGTGGAGTTAATATACCATTAAATAACGGCAAAACATTTGCGGTAGCTGTGACCGAAAATCAAGTTGCGCAAGCTAAGCTAGGTGTAATGGAGCACGAGATATCTCACGGGGTAATGGATGCGATTTTTGCTAATAGCCCTAAAAAGTTAAATCAAATGCGGAATCAGGTGGAGGCTTGGATGAAAAAAAATCACTCATCACTTGATTTTAAAATACAACAAAATTTAGCGGCTTACAAAAACGCCTCGCAACTTGAAAAAGATAATGAATACATGGCTAATTTTTTCGAAATAATAGGCGAAGGCAAGCTTAACATTAGCGGAAAAGAAAATAGGGCATTTGCTGGACTTACAGGTTTTATGATGCAAGACATGGCAGATGGTATTTATGATTTTGATTTCAAGGGCACTAATGATTTTGTAGCTTTTGCTATTTCTATAGGTAAGGGAATTAAAAACGGCACTGTAGATATAAGTAATGTATCAAAATTAAAAAAATCGGTTGAGAGCTTGAATATTAAGGAGGACACAAAGAAAACAGCAACAAAGCCTAAAGTTAGTAAATCAATGAAAATTGAGGCTTTAGAGCAAGCATATTTTGACTTACAAGATCAAGCAGCGGAGGATCCGAACAACTTAGCTTTATATGAAAGAATGGAAAAAGCTGGTGATGCACTTGATGCGGCACTCGCTGCTCCAGCTACAGAGGCTACGCCTACAGCAGAAGCCGTTCAGGAAGCTCCTAAGGAGATAATAGTTAGACCTAAGGCAGATAAGTCTAAAAGAAAATATTCGTTAGATAAAGACGTTAAAAAAGAAATAGAGCCTAAAATAGCAGAAGCTCAAAAACTGAATAAGGAACTAATAGCTAAGGAAAAGAAATTAAACGCCGACGCTATTGCGGAGATCGAAGCTATTGATGATAAGGCTGAAAGCAGAACAAGTCGAGAAAAAAGAATAGCTGATCTTAAAAACAAACCATTAACCGTAGAAAAACCTCCCGCTCTTAACAAAATAGAAAGAGAAATAACAGCCGCTTTAGAAACACCTATAAATAAAGCAGTAAACTTATTTACTAAGCTTTACTACGATAAGATTGCTAAAAATGCAACTGCTGCCGTAACACGTGAAGAGTTTATGCAGTCTGCTAAAGCAGAAATAACCAGCCTTACTATTAATGAGTTTAGACCCGAAACTATAAACAGATCAGGAGAGGAAGTTATTAATGACATCGAAGATATCATATTTCAAAGGGGAGGACTTCGTCTTAGGAACTTAGCACAAAGACTAGGTGTTATAAGCAAAGAACAAGGCATATCCAGAGGAGCTGATGCTTTAACTAAGATAGCAGATACTTCTACCGATATATCTTCCGATACAGCAATTGAATCTATAACAGAACAGTCATTGAGAAAAGTTTCAGCCTTACTAGCTAGTGACACAAGAACGGAACAAGCTAAGCAGCAGGTTAAAGAATTCTGGATAGAAAACGAAGGTAACACAAAAGTTGAAAACTTTAAAAAGCTACCTAACCTTATTAATAATATTCTTTCGGAAATGTTTGGTATAACCGAAGGTACGTTAACAGCTAGGTCGGGTAACCTAAATAAACAGGATTATGCCAATGCGGTAGAAGGTTTTACTAAGCAACAAGCAGTATTTACAATAAAAGAAGGCGATACTACTAGAGAGGCAAGAGTGCCTTTAGATGAGGTGGGTGCTTTTCAAGATAGTCTGAACGAGCAACGAACATCTAATCCTGACTTTTCTTACAAAAGAGAAGCAAATGAATCTATAGCGGAAGCTTTATTTAGATTTTTACCTCAAACAAGCGCAGGAGATTACAAGTATGCAAGCGGGCGCAAGGGGAGATTTTCTGGTAAATCAACGGGTCTACCTAAAAATTTAATGAATCTGGCCTACAAAGTTGAAAGCAGAAAAACAACCGGTATAGGTAATGTAGAAAGAATTGAGCAAAAGCTCACAATGGACGAAGTACTTGAAGCTATAGGGGCCAGAAAAAATGAAGACGGCACCATAGTTAAAAAGCCAGAAGTTAGCGGTAGAGATAAAGAAGGACAAACATTATTGGGCTTAATAAACTTGTTTGGTAGAATGACTACAAATGAGTTAAGCCGAACGGAGGGAGACTTAGATCCTATGACTATAATGGATTTAGAAATGGGTAAAAACCCTAATATGTATTCCCGTGCCTTAACCAAAAACTTCTTTATACCTGGAAATAATGAATTAGTAAAAGGTTTAAATAATAGACTTAAAACTAGGTTTGGTCCAAACTGGCAAGACAGAAAAGTTACCAGCTTAGCCGATGTAGTAGACTTCATTTACAAAGACCTAAGAGGAATAAACCTAAATACCGCTAGAGCATTTACTTACGAATACATAGAACAATTAAGAAAATCAGATGATGTTACAGAAGGCGAACTAGCTGAGGCAGTGGGAAGAGCAGTAGGTAATGCTTATGGTACAGCATATAAAAACATACTAGAAAAAGTTGGTATGAATAAAATATGGAATAGCTTATCTAAAAAATCATTAGACAAATTAAGTGACGAAGCTAAGGTCGAAAGAATTGAATCTTTTTTAAAAATATACGCAAGAACTTTTACAAATGAAAAGTTTTTAGGAATGACTAATAACGCTGACTTATTTAATGAGTTAGCTAAAGCCACTGGGCTCGGTAAAAAAGGACTGGATAAATTAGGTTTCACTTTATCTGCAGAACCCGGCATAAATCCTAGAACAGAAAAGGAACAAACTAATATATTTATAAAATTAAATAAAAAACCTATAAAGAAAGTAACAGGTACTGATTACATTAAAAAGCAAATAGCAACTGGGAATACTAATAAAGTTAACGCTGCCGGAGTAACCCTAGAAAAAGATGCTAAAAACGCTCACGAGCTTATTCTTTCTGAAATAGACCCCCTGATAGAATCAGGCGACTTAGCAGGAGCTTCTGAAAAATTAGCTATAATGAGGCTAGGTACAAACGCTTTGATTCGAAAAGTTTCTTTATTAGGGAAGTTTATTAGATTGTCACCTAAAGACACTAAATTTATATTAGAGCACGAAACAGCGGCTGTGTTTATATACGACGCTTATCAACAGTACATTAATGACAAAGGCACTACTACAGCTAAAAATAAATTAGAGAAATTCTTAAAAACGGCTTACGTAAATGTTATTTCCAAAGAACTTGACGATGCCCTACCAAGAGTAGGTGGTGTTGAAAGAATGAACACTAAGGAAGTTAAAAGGATTATTAACAAAAAAGGTACATTTGTAATAGATTATGCGGCTCAAAGAAAAAAATTAGTAAAACAAAACAGCAAATCATTACCCTTAAATCTTCGCCAAGAAGGAATTAGCCTAGAAGAATCTATAAAGCAGGCTGAAAACTTTGATAAAGCTATAACCTTAGGTAACAGCCTGGATCAGCCTACTAGAGGTATTAGTATCTGGGATTTTGATGACACATTGGCAACAACTAAAAGTAACGTATTATTCACAATGCCTGACGGCACTAAAGGTAAAATTGACGCTTCTAAGTTTGCCAAGGAAGGAGACGCTATGCTAGCGAAGGGCGCTAAATTTGATTTCAGCGAATTCAGCAAAGTAATGAATGGAGCTAAAGGGCCCTTTTTTAACAAGGCTGTTGACAGAAACAGAAAATTTGGTAATAAAGATGTTTACGTGTTAACCGCTAGGCCGGCTAATAGTGCTAATGCTATACACGAATTTCTTAAGGGTGTAGGCCTTGACATACCACTTGCTAATATTACGGGGCTCGCGAGTTCAGATCCACAAGCTAAAGCTAACTGGGTTGTAGGTAAATTCGCAGAAGGTTATAACGACTTTTACTTTGCCGATGATCATGTAGGTAATGTTAATGCCGTAAGCACCGCACTTTCTGCTCTAGACAATGTAAAAAGTAATGTTGAGCTTGCTAAAGCTGCAAAGTATTCTAAGAAAATACGTAGAGAGTACAGTACAATACTTGACAAGCTACGCGGAGGCGATGTAACAGAAGGCAATAAAGTGTTCTCGGCAGAGCAACAGATAGATGAAGTATTTGACTGGGTTAATTCTTTAAACATACCAGAAAAGAATAAAGGTAAGTATAAAAGAGCAGCATTAAACTTTGTAGCAAAAAGCCCTACTAATTTCCCTGTTGATGCGGAAATTGTAAATGAGGCTATGCGAATAGCCGAGCTGAAGAAGCTGGACGTGATGAATTTTAATAATCCGCGCGAAATTATAGATAAATTTGCAGGAGAGGTTAAGGCTAAAAGATTGGATCCTAATAAAGAAAAACAATTTTTTAATAAAAAATCTTTACCTGAAGGAGTAGAAACATTTCAAATAATGCCTAACCGCTGGGGACAACTAGCTGTTAGAAAAATGTTAGATACTCATTGGGGTGAAAAAACTAACCCCTGGTGTGTAACAGCTCAAGAGCCCGGATACACAGCTGCAGAGCAAAAAGAAATAAAAGAAAATCCTCCTTTTCTTCCCGTTGGAACTAAAAGCGAAATTCAGTACGAAGCTATAGTCGATGCCGGCGTTGTGGTAAAACAAGCGTTTGATAATGCAAGTATCCCAGAAACCCGAGAGCTTCCGCTTGACTTTGTCGGTAATTTAAAGCCAGGTTGGGTCGCGGGAGAAACAATGTATGAAAGCGTAGAAGTTGATGATAGTAAAGCAATACGAGAACGCAGCCAAGCTGATTATGACAGGGAACTTGCCGCTCGCGAAGCAAAAGGTTTTAAGGTAGAAGAAGGTAGTTATAGCAACCGTGAAGGTATATGGTTTGCTCGAATACGACGCAATAATGATCCTAAAGTAAACAAGGTTCGTCAATACACTTCTTACTACAAAACTAAAGACCCAAACATGACTCAGGAAGAGTTTGATAACGGGCCCGCTAAAGGGGGAGCTGTTAAAAACCCAGAGATAACGCCTACTGGCCCAGTTGAATTAACTTTCGGGTCTCGTCAAATGTGGAGAAGTTACGGCAAACCGATTAGCCGCGAATTTGTTAACGAAGATACGGGAGACGTGGAGATTGATGATGGCGGTTTTGAAATAGCATTTAAAGATGGTAAATTGCTGGCGCTTAAAAATCTTGGCGGGCAAAAGCAACAATGGTTTGATAGAATGGATACAGGCACGGATCAATTGGCTTTAAAAGTACCTAGAGATGCTAAGGGTAATATAACTGGACGGTCTACCATGATGAATACCAATACAGGTAAAGTGTTTAGCAAAGATTATACTAATTTGACTAGGTACTCTAAAAAAATAGAGCCTACCCTTAATAACCTTATAAATGAGCTTTCTACTAAAGGCGATGCAGTTAATTCATCAACAACTAATTTAAAGGCACAGCCTAAAGAAGTTAAAGAAGTAATAAATGCGCTTGATGTAAAGAGTGATACGCAGCAGGCTAGGGTTAGATACAGCATGGATCTTAACAAAAGATTCAATCAAATAATTGAAGAAAAATCTGGCATAGAATCATTTAAAGAATATCAATCTGTTAAAGCCAAGAAAAAAGGCGCTAAAAAAGGCCGACTTAGTTTCTTTATTCCTCCTTCAGCAGAAGATTTTATGGGGTTGTTGTATAAAACTTTACCTAAAGGTAAGAAGGGAGAATCAGCTATGGCTTTTTATAAAGAGCATTTGATTGATCCTTACTGGAAAGGTGTATCAGGACTTAGAACACAAAGAATATCAATAGCTAAACAATATAGAGCTCTTAAAAAAGAATTGGGTATTGTGCCAAGAAAACTTAAGAAAACCTTTAAGTATGAGGACGAAAACGGTAACATGAAAGAAAGTCTATTTAGCAAAGAAGATGCTATTAGAGTTTATGTTTGGGATGCTCAAGGATTTGACATAGACGGTTTATCCAATGTTGATTTGCCCGTGCTTGTTAACTATGTTAATTCTCAGCCCGAATTAAAAGCATTTGCTGATAGGCTATTAGAAATCAACAAGAACAACGATCCCAAAGCGCCTACTGAAAGCTGGCCGGGCGGTACTATAACATCGGATTTACTCAATACATTAAATACTGAGGGTAGAAAAAAAATGCTGGAAGTATGGCAGCAAAACGTTGACGCTATATTTACAAAAACTAATCTTAATAAGTTAGAAGCTGCTTTTGGCGGAAGATATGTTGAGGCATTGAAATCTTCTTTAGATGCAATGAAAACAGGTCAAAATTCTAAACCTACGGGTAACAGGGTCACCGACGGATTTGTTAGATGGCTTAACGCAGCTGTAGGTAATATCATGTTCCTTAACAGAAGATCTGCTGTATTGCAGCTAATATCATTTACTAACTTTATAAACTTTGAAGGTAACAACCTTTACCAAGCAGCTAAAGCGTTTGCTAATCAACCACAGTACTGGAAAGATTGGGTAATGCTGATGAACTCAGATTATTTAGTAGATAGAAGAGACGGATTAAAAATTAATGTGAATGAAGCGGATATCGCCACAACAGCTAAAGAAAATGGTTTTCAAGGAGTATTAGCAAAAGTTTTGCAAGCAGGGTTCATACCTACTAAAATGGCAGATAGTGTTGCAATAGCGACCGGTGGTGCTTCGTTTTATAGGAATAAAGTAAACGCTCTTATAAAAGGGGGAATGAATAAAGCCGCTGCTGAAAAACAAGCGATGCAGGATTTTATTAAAACCGCAGAAACATCTCAGCAGTCTAGTGATCCAGCTATGACATCCAAGCAGCAAAGGGAGCCCGTGGGGCGCATTATATTAGCTTTTGCCAATACCCCTTCGCAATATGCTAGGATAATAAAAAGATCCACACAGGACCTTATAGCGGGCCGTGGAGATGCTAAGACGCATCTATCCAGGATAGCTTATTATGGTTTCCTTCAAAATGCTATTTTTAATTTCTTGCAACAAGGTTTGTTTGCTGCTATGATGGGAGATGATGACGAAGAAGAGGAGATTACAGAAAAACAAGAGGAAAGCAATAACAAGAAAATGATTAAAACCGCTAACTCTATGGTAGATGGTATACTGAGAGGTATTGGTGTTGGGGGTGCCGTAGTATCCGCAGTTAAAAACTTAGCTATAAAGTATTACGAAAGAAGCCAAAAAACAAGGAATCAAAGGCTAGCAGAAACATTAAAAGATGGCGTAACAGCTGTATCGCCCCCGCTTTCAAGTAAGCTAAGTAAGGTTGCTAAGGTCGGCAACGCTATGGAATGGGGTAAAAAAGAAATAGAATTTGACGAAATGTCTTTGAAGCACCCTTATGTTACAGCAGTTAGTAATGCAATTGCAGCAGTTACAGGTCTTCCAACTGATAGAGCGGTGGGCATGGCGATCGATGCAGTAGATATAGCTAGCAGCGAAACAGAAACTTGGATGAAACCATTGATTGCTTTAGGTTGGCCTAAGTGGCAATTAATGTCGGAAGAAGACAAGCAAAAGGAAAAAGAAGAAAAGAAGGAAAGGTTCAAGGAGCTAGAGGCCGAAAAGGAATTTAAAGAGCTAAATCCAACAGAACAAAGAAGATCCGTATTGAAAAAGCTGAGTAAGAAGGAGCAAGAAGAGATACTATGGAACTCAGGTGTTTTAACTAGAAAACAAATTAGAAATCTTAAAAATGAAGCTAACCGTGTAGATAAAATAATGGGGCTTCAAGATAAAAAACAATTTGAAAAAGACATGAAAAAAATAAGTGAAGAATCGTCAACTAAAAGAAAAAACTCCTTAAAATAAACCCCTAAAATGAATATATCGGATTTGAAAATTTACGCATTAAACCTAAGTACTTTTGCAATATCTATGTCTCAAGTAGATATGGTTTTAAAAGTATTATTACTATCAATAAGTATTGGATACACCACACATAAATGGTGGCTATTAAACAAAAACAAAAACAAAAGAAAATGAAAAAGATTATCGCAAAACTAAAACATGAATGGAATTCATTCCTATATTACTTAATGTTTAAAAAGAAAAACAAATAGAATAAGACAACCAGGCAACCACACCTCGAATATTCTATAATAAAAAAGCCGATACTTAATTGCATCGGCTTTTTTAAATTTAATATATTATCTAACCATCACAGGCTAAACAATCTTCGTCCATCGCTTTAGCAGCAAGATCACCACGTAAAACAGATTCAGTACGTGTATAGTAAAGAGTTTTAACACCTTTCTTCCATGCTTCTATATGAACTTTGTTAAGCCATTTAGGAGTTGCTACCGCAGGAAATGCTAAATTTAAACTAACAGACTGATCTATATACTGTTGTCTTAATCC